AATCCAAGCCTGCAAGCATCTGGGAATGCTGCATAGATCTTCTTGTATGAAGCTGCTGTGCTGTGGTGTGCTTCGTCGGTGATGATGATCCTCGGTTCCGGCAGCTTGTCAATGTGCCTGCTCACCGTCTGGACCATACTCACTGAGCAAAGGCTCATATCCACACCCTGAGCTGTAAACGTCCCTGTTATTTGCTCACACAGCTCCTTACGGTGTACCAGGAAGAGAACACGGTTCCCTTTGGCCGTTGCTGATCGTGCAATCTCTGCCTGAATGACTGACTTACCACCACCGCAGCCAAGAACAGAAACGATTGACTTACTGCCGTGCAGTATAGCAAGTCGTATCTTGCCGATAAGATCAGCCTGGTATTCACGAAGCTTCATTGTTGTTCCTCTCGTGCAGGTGTTTGTGCAGCAGCTTAGCAGCCTTGTTCCAGGTGAGCTGATATGATACATTTTTCTTCTTGAGCGTTATTCTCGGATTGCCTTTGAAGCTCTCGACGCTGATATCACCATTGCCTGCTCCGGTTCCACGGTACATCTTCTGCAGGTATTTCCCAAAATCGCCGTATGATGTTTTGAGTGCCTTTTCTTCGTCCTCTTCGTCAATGAAGAACAGCAGAGCTTTCAATATCAGATCTGCATCGGTGACACCGTCCCATTTAATTACTGCCATTGTTTACCTCCTTTTATGTGATTTATCACAAAATGATTTTTTACCAGAAGTGAGCTCATATGTCGCAGCTTTGAATAACGCACCGCAAACCAAGCATTTGCAAAGCCAGTGTGCATTTTTACTCTTGAAGCAAATATCTTCAACAGCACGTTCAATCACCTGTACCTCATCAAATTTTACTCCCGATAAATCTGTAGTTCGTGCCATGCCGTTTTCCCTCACTTTCCCCACGCTTGCCCCACGGTGGTGGGGAGCGCGTTTTCTTCTAAATATTGCCGTTTGTTGACTGTATGCCCCACAGCCCCACAAATTCGCGCATTGCTATAGGTATATCACATATATACTTAACTAAGTATATACTCTATATATTTTTGGGTATATGTTCCCGTGTTTGTGGGGCACTTCAAAAATATACTGTTTTTACCGCTGTATAGCGGCTTTTCTCATGCCCCACAAATGTGGGAACTTTATAATAAATCAACTTCTTCACCGACAAGCTCGTCGGCTCTGTCTTCCAGCGGTAACCGCAGGATATAATAATGGCTGCGGATTCCGTAAACTGATGTTTTTACCGTCTTGTGACGATCGCTGCTGCTTTTGTTGTATTCAAGCAAGCCGTTGCTGTCCATCCAGCTTATAGTCGCCGTCTTGGAATATCCTTCATCGCTCAGGCATTTTGTAAGCTTGGAAGCGTTGATCCAGACTTTATCCTCCATGATTTTGCCCCAGATCTCGCCGTTGTTTTCGTCCGGCTTCAAGAACCTTGCCTGATTCATTGCAATATAGTCGCAGAGGAAGTTATAAGCTCGCTGTCCTGCCGATACCTCGGACTTGTCTTTCAGGAAGCCTGTAATATCAGCGACGGTCAGAACTTCGCCTGTATTAAAGATATACTTATCAGCCAGCTCATCAGCTACCAGAAGCATTGCAGCAGCCATTGCTTGCTTCTCTGTCGAGTCACCGCTTGACAGGATCTTGAACAGTTCTCGGTATCTGATTGCCGCATCTGCGATCACATCATCGGTGAGCGCTTCCACAAACTTCCTGCCTGCGAACCCGTAGTTTTGCTTTACGATCGCAGACGTTGTGAAGCCGTCCTTAATAACGCTCTCACAAGCTCTGCACTCGATGTCAATTACTCTGTTGACAGCTCCTGCTCCTGCTGAAGCCTGAACTATCGGAGACTCTCCTGTTGTGAGAATACACAAGCTCCATGTCGGAACCGTATCAATACCGCCTGATCTGTTGCCTCGGCCACGGCCGACACCCTGAGCCAGCTGGTACACATCGAACTTGCTGTGCCCGTGTGAGTCCTTGCTGAGCTGAAGCTCATCGATGCAAAGTGGAATATTGTTCAGGAATGCGGCTGTACGCTCGCAGGATACCTGCGTTGAATTAAACGTCTGTATGTACTGTCCTATATCAGGATTGCCCCAGACTGACGCTGCAAGCATCAGAGCGACGGTCTTACCGGTACCAGATTCAACGCCCCATAAATGAACGAAGAACGGCAGGCAGCCAAGCTTATTAAGTAACGGACTTGCAAATGCAGCAGCTAACATAATATGTGCTGTGAGTGATTCTTTGCGGCATTTCTTAGCTTCTGTGAGCCATGTGGTATAATCACCACTCTCAGATATAGCACCGTAAATACTGCGGTAATTTGCGTCTCCGTCAAAGATAAGATCATCAACATAAGGTGAGAACTGAGAGCCGTCACCAATATATCCGAGCCTTCCGACTGACTCTGTCTCTGGTATCAGATCAGGATTCAGAGTCTCGATGTCGCATAAGTACTCAGAGAGCAGCTTCGCCGACTTCGATGTTACTGATACACCCAGAGCGGAGAACTGTATAATCTTCGAGCTGTCGAATAGGTCTCTCTTGCTTGCAATAAAGTCTTTCCAGTATCTGCCCTTATAGAATGCAATGCGGAGCTTCTCCTCGTTGGTGTCTATATTAACCAGGCGTTCCACCGGCATGATGCCGTGCAAGCAAGCGTACTCTTCACGATCTCGCATAATCTTCGATACACCATTGCTGTCACAGTGCCATTCACCACACTCGAGCTCCAGCGGCTGCCCCGGGAAGTCCGAAGGATTCAGCAGTGTCAAACGGCTTTCGTTAACTCGTCTCAGGCCATTCTCGTAAGACTTGTACATCTTCTTGAATGCCCTGCAGCCACATCGAGCAGCTTCAATGCTGATGCGTTCCAGAGCTCTTTGTCTCAGGAACGCAGTCGGCTGATCAAACACTTCCTTGTAAGGATCCTCAGTGTCGGTGAAGTCGGATAAATTATAACGATACCGCCATTCAAGACCGTTCATATCCTCAGCCTTGACACCGCCGTTCTTGGCGGCATCAAGACACTTATTGAATATCTCTAACTGTCCCGAGCGCTTCGCAGCGTTCCGAAGCGCTGTCAGATTATCCGTCAGCGCTTCCTGTGTGCCACTGTTATATGCGATGTCCTCGAGAACATCAACAACAGCTTCTGCCTTAGCTTTAATGCTGTCTTTATCATAGCAGGCCTGAGCCAGCTCATTTGTTAATTTAAAAATACTATCACCTTCTCTCAAATATATTTATGAGAGAATAATTAGAATGGAACATCGCCATCGCCAAGGATTACTTCAAAGTCGTTGAGGTCACCGTAAGACGTTGGATCACTGCCAGCTGCCAGCTGATCAGGAGTCTGAAAAGCGTTTCCCATGCTCGCAAGTGAAGCAGTATAAGGATCATCGTTTTTCTTCTTATCGTCGAGCAGCTTGTCATCAGGGATTGTGAAGTTTCCGCTTCTTATGCTTTCTATGCTACGAGGGAATCTGCATTTTGTAGCGAATTTATAATCGCCGTCCTTTGTCTTGAACTCTTCTCTTCCGAATACGCCGCCGAACATCTTGCCTTTAAGGCTCAGCTCGTTCCAGTCCCAGACATAGCCTTCATTAGATCTCTCAACGGAAGTGATGAAACGCTTGAACGCTGTCTTTGTATAGCCGTCTTTCTCGGATCCGTCGTCCTTAGGAATGAATACATCGAAGATGCCACTCCATTTAGCGTCCTTGTTGGTTGCCTTAGCAGCCTTGAAACGCGTGCTGTAGAAGCCTGCATACTGCTCGTTGTTGATGATATCAAACGCAACCTTAAGGATCTCGCAGCTATCGAACTTTTCTACCTTTGCACCGATTATTTGCAGCTCATATCCGCCCGGCTCGATGCTTGCACCGCCTTCATATATCTGAATGCTGTCATAGTCACTAAACTTCTTAATCATTGATTATTCCTCCTCGTTTTCATAGGCTTCAAGAGCCTTAATAACTTCAGTGATATCGTTTGGAATTTCATCTTGCTCAAACAGTCCCATTGGTGACTTGGCCGTGCTGTTCTTGGCGTGTGTCTCAAACACATACTCGCCGTCCTTGCACTTGGCAATCAGGACCGTTGTAAACTTACTTTCAAGGCATATCTTTTCCAGCTTCTTACCGCTGGTTTTTATCCTGGTAAATAAATAGCCGCTGTCGTCACGCTCGGTCTGAGTGTGAGCCATGAAGATGATCGTCAGATCAGGTCTGAGCATATATGCAACATCGACGATGCGCCAGATGCACTGTGCTAGATCCTGCCACTTGTCGAAGCCTTTTTCCTTCATGCGTCTCATCTCGTCGGCTACCATGATACTGCCGATTGTGTCAATAACTATTACCTTGATATCAGGACGCTTCTGAGCGACACCGATAAGATAAGCATATATCTGCTCAGGATCATCGCAGCAGTAATAGTTCTTATTGTCTGCATTATACTGTTTCTTCCAGCCCTTCCATGAAAGGCCCTTCTTATCAGCGTCGAAGATGTAAGTTGTCTTAGGATCCAGATTCCTTAAAGATGTCGTCTTTCCGCTGCCGGACTCACCGGCTACACATATTACTCTACTCATTTCTACACTCCTTACTTAATTATGAGAGATTCCGAAGCCACCAGAGAAGCACCGGTGAACTCTTCGCCTGTCTTCATAAGATTTTTGATATCTGTTTTCTTCAGCTCAGGAGCTGCATACTTAAGAAGCTCCGTCCTGCCGGATGATTCAAGCATCTGTATAAATGCCTGCTCATCGTCGATTTTAAGCGTAGCAGCATTGTTCCGGATACTGATCTTAGCTTTTGCTGTCTCAATTTTCTTGAGATTCACTGCATCCATGCAGTTTTTCAGGTAGTCTTTCATTCGTGCTACACTGTTTTCCTTTGCCTTACGTCTTGCAGCAAGGCTCTTTTCTTCTGCCTTGATAGCTTCAGCTTCCGAGCTCAGCTGCTTGATGTACTGTGCAACGCTCTCGGCTTTGGTCTCGAACTCACCCTCGATGCCGGTCAGAGTGTCAAACCATGCCTGCTCAATGTCTGCCTTGTCTTCTTCCTCTGTTGTCTCCATCAGCTCCTCGTAGTTGTCGAAAAGAGCTGCAAACTCGTTTGAGATTTCAAATAACTTTGCCATGTTTTACCTCCTTAGAAATATTTAAGAACATCCCTTGCCATTGCTGCAAGGCTGTCAGCTGTAACGTTTATAGGCTTCCTGTACTCGCCATAGCTCTGAAGCCATACTATGTATACCGTCTCCTGGCCGTCTTCGTCAACTTCATATTCAAGTCGCAGGACCTGCTTATCGATTGCCTGAACAAGCATAAGAAGTTCGTGACGGCAAAACATATATTTCTGTCCGTGAATCTTATCCATGATTGCCTCCTATCGTTGCTTCGGGACAAATGTCTATCAGATCATCACGGATAACTGATGATTTTATCATAATATCATCGTCCTTATACTTGTCGAGCAGCGTTTTCACACGACGCTCTGTAGAGCCACAACGTCTACAATTGCCATTTAAAGCACCTAAGGCAAGCATATATACATCTTCCAGCGATTCATATTTGTGAATGGTTCTGTAAGTGCTTGCGGAGCCGGTGCTCTGATAGTTGTACTCAGCTTCGGCCAGCTTCTTGCGGATGCGTTCAAGTTCCTTAGAATACTCGGCATACTTGGATTTTTCGTATTCGGTCACGTATGCTCCTCCTCCCATGCTCTCAGAGCAGCGATGTCCTTCTCAAATTCAGCGATCTCTGCTTCAAGCTCTTCAATGCGGTCCCTTCTCGCTTCAATTTCGCTGGTCAGATCTTCCAGGCCAGCTTTCAACGCACGTAGTACAACCGGTGGTATCTTCTCAGACTCTGGATCCTTAACCTCAGGAGCTGTAAAAATCGGAATAATATTCTTTGCCTTCTCGAGCTGTTCATCCATAATCTTCTTAATAGCCTGTTCTTTACGGCTCATTATACTGCGAGCTGCTGCCTCAGGATCCGATTCTATCCGCTTACCGCTCAGGTTAGCAACAATCTTATCAGCTTCTTCATTCTTCAGAAGCTTAGCCTTACCACGTGAACGGCTGAGTCTGTCCAGCTTGTAGCCGCCATGCTCTACGAGTACATTCACGATATCATCGACGGAGCAGGCGTTCAGTTGTGCAAGGATATTCAGCTGTTTGCCTTTCTCCTTTGCTTGCCTATACCGTACAACTATCTCATCAGGTTTCATATCCATTAGTTTTACCTCCTTTTACTAACCAAAAATAATAGTAGTCCAGCCTGCCGCCAGCTTTGTCAAGTATACACTCAACGTTCAGAAGTGCCGCAGGCCGATGAATCATAGCTAATTTAGCAAGAATCCATTCAGCTTTGTTCCTATCACTCATGGTTCTTCTCCTTGTTTGCAAGCTTACATATATAAGCGACATCTTCTTTGACTTTGAAAATATTGAAGTCAGTTTTAACTTCGGAATAGTCGCCGCTGCTGCCGTGTCGCGTGTGCATTTCTCTGAGTGCCGTTGCATCGATCTCGAATACAACGCCTGATTCAGCATCTGTAAGTAACACCTTGTCTACCTCCTTATTTTTCAACTGTGCTCCATAAGTTCCTTCTGTTTCTGTCCTTAGTCCAGCTGTCGTGTACTTCCTTGTATATCCTTGGCCGTGTTGCTGCTCTACGCTGCTCAGTGCGCTCCGCTGAGCGTTCCTTGAGCTTCTTCCTGAACTCCTGAGCACAAACAACTTCAACAGCTATCAAAGCAGCTATCAGAATAAATGCCAGGAAATAATAAGTCATATCGCTCATGTTCTTTCTCCTATCTGATTTTTAGTTCTCCACTTATCAGCTGCATGAGGTCTATCCTGCAATACTGTGCTATCAGGTAGAATTCATCATAGCTGAACTTTCGCCAGGGCTCTTTCATCTTTGCAATCCATGTAGGTTTGGAAATACCAAGCAGATCCGAAAGCTCCGAGACATTATAGCTCTTCTGAATCAGCTTAAGATTATTCAAGAGTCGCTGGTGATCCTTCTGTCTTTCGGCCGCCTTCACTTAATCATCTCCTTTCAGTTGTCGCACTCGATAGGCTCTAACAGTTCGTCAACTGTCGTGTGCAGTACCTGCGCCAGCTTTTTCAGCATTACAATGTCAGGCTTTCTCACCCCATTTTCATACTGATTAATAGTTGATGGAACGACTCCCACCAGTTTTGCAAGCTGTGCTTGCGACATATGGAGAGCAGTGCGGTACTTGTAAATTGCTATTTTATCTTCATATTCATATTCTGAGTCATTATCAGTTTTAGCGTTTTTCTTTTCAGTAATACCCTTGCTCAGAACGGCATCAACTATCTCCATGCACACTCGCATATCCTCATAAGAGAGACCAACAGCACCGTTCTGCATAAGAAGGTCAACAATTTTATGAGCTGTCTTGGTTATCTCAGCGAGCCTATACGGCTGTATGTAAGAGAAACCCTTTTCAATGCATTTTCTACTTTCTTCTGTCACTGTCACTTTTATTCACTCCTTCCATTCTGAATGTTGTCATTTAGTCAACATCAAATTTAAAAAAAATTTTATTGCCGACTTCTGCATCAAGATTAAGTAAACGAGAAAGCTTTTCAATCTCTGTCTGTTTAAACTCTGAACGATTATTAATTTTTTTCCAGAGTCCCTGACGAGTTATGCCTAATTCTTGTGCAATTGTTGCACAAGTGAAGCCATTTTCCTTAATCTTGGAAGCAAGTAAAACACTATCTGTCATTCGTTCACCTCCATTTCTGTGTGACTATTTGTCAACACAATCAGTATATCACTTGCGTGACTATTTGTCAACACTTGTTTACATATTATTATTAATTCTATCTTTTGCACAAATACGCAAGTTAATTTTTGTTGACTTTTTGTCACTGCATAAGCGTTAACTTTTGTTGACGTAATAAAGAAAAAATGTTATAATAATGTGTAAGGAGGTGTACACCATGACTATAGGAGAAAAAATATATAAATTAAGGACAGAAAAAGGTATGACACAAGATGAGCTTGCTTTAGCTGTTGGATATAAATCAAGGTCAACAATTGCAAAAATTGAATCAGGCGAAAGAGATCCGTATCAATCTATGGTTGTTGCACTTGCTAAAGCTCTCGGAACTACTCCATCTTATCTTATGGGCTGGGAAGATAATAAAAAAGAAATCGCTCCTATCAAACAAGATAGAAGCGATGTTATAAATCGTATTAATTCCCTTCCTGACGACCAGTTTGAGAAGTTTGCTGCGAAGGCGGAGGGTTATCTTGATGGTCTGGAGGATCAATAATTCCGTACTCCTCCAGGAGCCTTATAATTCTTTCTGTTCGTTCTTCTCTCGACATTTTCTGCACATCCTCTTATTATAAAATTATCGCTCCGCAGAGGAACGGAGCGACAGACTTATTAGAATTGTAGTGTGACGTAGTATTAAGATGATAGTATGTATAACAGCAATACCGCTTCTTATGCTGTTCCTCTGGTTATATCATAGCATATTATTCATGCAAATGTGAGAAATTGTGAAAAAATGCATTTTTATGTTGAAAAAGGAGTGATATTATGGCACATCGTCAACCTCAGAACTATGTGTATAAAGATAATCCTGATCCAAAGTATTGCAAGAAATGTCGGTATTGCAAGCAGCTTATTGATAAAAAAGCTACTGTATGCCCCTTTTGTAAACGCAATCAGCCGTTGATTCCACCATTAGTATGCATACTTATTCTGCTTATCATCGGAGGTTTATTCGTCTACTTCTACGAGCCAAACGCTAAGAGCGATACAAGCGAAAGCACTTCAACGGTCGAGATGACTACAGAGCAGTGAGGTGATCTTATGGCAAAGGCTAAGCAGCTGCCGTCTGGCTCCTGGCGAGTGAGAGTATACGACAATGAGTCTAAGAAGTATTTGTCGTTCACATCTAAGCTTCCAGGCAAGGCCGGCAAGAACGAAGCCGAATTCCTGGCAAAGGAATGGCAGGCAGGCCGTAAGAAAAGAACGGTCTCCTCTCAGAAAACTATATATGAGCTTGTCAAAGAATACATCGAGAGCAAGGAAGCTCTGCTCTCGCCGTCCTCGATCAGAGGATACTACATCATCTTGAATAACGCCCTCGGCGACTTCGGCGAGAAAAAGGTTAGGCTCCTGACAGAAAAAGACTTGCAGTTCTGGGTATCTCAGAATGCACAGAAATACGCTCCTAAGAGCGTCAAGAGCCAGTACGGGTTAGTTACTGCCGCACTCCGTCAGGAGCGTATACAGCTCGATTTCGCAAGCGTTCTGCTGCCAAAAATACAAAAGTCTGACCGTAGGATACCAAACGAAAAAGAAATAGCCGTTATCCTGCACATGATTGAAGGAACGTCCGTCGAGCTCCCGGTGACGATAGCCGTCACCCTGGGTATGCGTCAGTCAGAAATAGCAGGCTTGAAGTGGTCAGACTACGACGGAAAGAGCTTCAACATTCACGCTGCTGTTGTCCCAGATAAACATAACAAGTATGTCTACAAGGAAAGCACCAAGTCCGAAGCGAGCACCAGAGTGATAGAAGTAGATGGGATCCTGAAGGAACGTCTGGACCGTGCGGAGCATACAAGTGAATTCATCTCTCCGATGCTGCCGAGCTCCGTCCTGAGGAAGTTCGACCAGCTCTGTGAAAAGAACGGACTTCCACACTTCACCATGCACGAGCAGCGTCACGGCAACGCTTCCATGATGCTGGCCAAGGGAGTGCCTGATAAGTATGCCATGAAGCGACTCGGCCAGTCCTCTCCGAACATGATCAAGGACATATACCAGCACCTCTATCAAAGCAAGGAAAAGGAAGTAGCTGACACAGTTTCAAAGGCGTTTTCCGAGATATATGACACGAAATATGACACGAATGAAGATTAATAGGCAATCTCAGGGCAAAGAGTGAGTTTTCAAATCTCTCAATCCGCGCCAAGTGTCAAAGCCCAATATTTCGTGAATTTAACGGAATATCGGGCTTTTCTTATTATACAAAATAAATTTACCTTAACTCAAAGTTAAGGTTTTTTAACTCAAAAACAAGGTTTTTGAAGTGAAATATGACATGGCATATGACACGACATTTCCCCTGTACTTATTATAATAGAATAATCCCCTGCCGATTAGACAGGGGATATTTTTTATTTCATTTCTTCCATGAGCTTCTCGATCTTCTTCCTGGACTGCTCATCAGGAGCCTTCGCCATAGCTTCTTCAAGTTCACGCTTGAAGTCCTCGTTTGCATCGGCTCTGCTGTAGCGTTCAGCATATCTTCCCATACGGTCACGGTTCGCATAAGAGCCACGACCATAAGAGCCGTTTGGACCGTCCTCATAGGATCCTCTGTAGCTTCTGCCGTCGTAGGAGCCACGATTGCTTGAACCGCCGTCCATGCTGGTCTCGCCGTCATAATAATAACGGCCGTCCCAGTAATGGCCTGAGTAGCCCTTGTCCTCCGCTTCCATCATGGCGATGGTGGTCTTTATGCTCTTGAGAGTGTGAGTGAGTTTGTCGATTACTTCGAGATCACTCATGTTCATCTTGCCGTTTGCATTCTGGATCTTCTTATTATACTCATCAAGCTCGATGTTGATAGTCTCACAGAGCTGGTATAATGTTTCGATTTCTCTATTCATTCTTATCCTCCTTTCAGGCGATACGGTCAATCACAAGGTTTGCGTTCTGTACTTCGATTACCGGAGCAGGCGTTACTGTCGGATCCGTTGTAGCCGGTACAGCCTCGATGGAAATCGAGAAGCAGCAGCCACGAGGAACCTTAATAATTGCCGTGCTTGTAACATTGCCGAAGTCCTCAACTGCAGCAGGCGTAAAAATTGCTCTGCTTGTCAGTCTCGGCTCTCCGTTGACAGTGATAGCTATAGCAATAGGCGCTACTGTACCGCCCTCAGGAATAGCGATATTACCGTTGAATGTTACCTGGTATGTTGCGAAGCACTGTCCGCAGGTGATACCTCTGAGAATAAAAATACCTGTCTCATCCTCGTGATATACATATCCCTTGGTGCAAGGTATAGATGCTGTAAAGTTGACAGGAGCGTTCAGAGACACGTCCTGCACTGCGTTAGCAAGATATTCTGCAGCCATATCGTCACCGCCTTACTCAGAACGAACCGCAGCCGCAGCCGGTAGGTGCGCAGCAGTTAGGATTCTGAACAACGTATGCAGGGATTGCCTTAGGAGCCACATACTGCTCAACTTCATTTGCAAGCGCTCTCTGGCCTGCCTGAATTGTTGCAGTCTGAGCGTTCTGTGAAGCTGCCAGCTGAGCCATTGAAAGCTGTGTGCGGAGGTTCTGGTTTTCTCTGCGTTCTGCTTCAAGGCGGTCAGCGCAAAGATCGTCCTTAAGGCTCTGAATACCTGCTGTGATAGCTGAGATAATGCCCTGTGTATTCTGGGCTGCCTCGTAGCGATCCTGGCAGTTCTCTGTCGCAACAGTGTACTTGAGGTCCGCTGTAGCTGCTCTGTTCTCGCAGCAGCAGTTAGCGAGCTGAGCCTGAAGAGCTGTCATGCCCTGAGTGTTAGCTGTCTGAGCTGCAAAGCTGCGCTCGAGGTCGCTGATCTGATTTGTGTACAGCTGCTGAGCAATAGCATTCTGAGCGCCGTTAATGCTTGCGTTCACGCCTGCAAAGCCGCCGCAGAGAGAGTTCTGCACGTTTCCGAAGCCTGCACAGAGAGCGTTCTGAACGTCGCCAAAGCCGCTTGTTACTGAGTTTGAGATGTTAGAAATCTGCGAGCTGAGCTGCTGGTCTCTGAATCCGTCACTGATGTGCTCGGAATTATTGAGCCAAGGATAGAGATAATCCATACCCATCATGCCCATACCCATCATTGCGCCTGCTCCGCCCATGCCGAAGCCGCCGAAACCGCCCCAGCCACCGCCGAGAACAAGCAGAAGAAGGATCCATGCCCAGTCTCCACCGAAACCGATGCCGCCCATGCCGCCACCGAAGCCGCCGCCATACATAGGCGATACAGGCATAACCATTCCGTTGTTATTATCTGTGAGTGCCATAAAGGCCTCCTTTCTCCGGGAAATTATCCCGGTAAGCGACTATCTCCTTAAGGATAGCCGGTAATATTTATGTCAAGGCTTATCGCCTAAACATCCGCTGCATCATCTGCTGTGCCATGGACAGACGGTTCTGAGGTACTTTGCCGCTGCTCAGAACGTGCTGCAGCAACGCCTGCGGATTATTTTCCATGCCCTCAGGAACAGAAATTCCCATTTCCTTCATGCGGCTCATGGCTGCCGCCTTCGGATCCTGATTGGCAGAGACATTATTGTCCTTACCAAAGCTTTTGAAAAGATCACTCGACATTGCTTTCAGTCCTTTCTGTAACAGCTGTAATTGCCGCTAAACGGCTTTCAAATTCTTCCCTTGTAATATAACTGCTTGTGTCGTGAACGGCTGCTGTCGGCTGTTGTGGTGCCTGCTGAGCTGTTCTTTCCTGATAGTCGAATATCCTGAGAGGTAAAGGCATACCAGAAGTGTCAGCCGACTTTATAAAGAAGCTGTTGCTCTCGGAGTCCATGAGCAGAGCAGAGCGCCCCGGCTCCACAAAGTGACTCTTGGCTCCTTCGATGCCCTGTACCCATGTCAAGCCGCTGCTTTGCTGTTGCTGTGGCTGGACCTGTGGTTGTATCATTTGCTGATACTGCTGCACATATGGATTATAGGTATTCGGCATGAATGAATTATAAGGCATAAATATCACCTCTCAAAGTAATAGGTCACTGTTTCATCTGAGCTATCCCAGTTGTCAATGATGTTTCCATTTTTGATACAGACAGCATGACTGCCAGTCGCTGCGATATACACACCCTCAGGATGCTCAGCAGCGAAGTCAGCGACAGTGTAGCAGTCAGGGCAAGTATCAGGTATAGAACGCCGTTTCCAGCCCTTAGAATGCAAATAAGAAGCCCACACTGAGTTAGCATTCGGCATATCCTTATACATAAATCCCTCGATGCACAAGTCAATGTATGTGCGCTCCCAGCTCTGGTTCATGGCTGCGGAGATCGCACGGACAACGCAATCTCCTATTTTCAGCCCTTGCGGATTGTTGTTGAAAAATATATACATATTGATTCACCACTTTAAGTATAAAAAAAATAAGACCGATTCACCATAAAGTAAATCGGTCTTATTCTTATACCTTTGTATTCAATATTTTGAGATTTTTTTCAACTATTTTCCATGTGTGAGTTACCGAGAGTTCAAATTCTTCTGCCAGAGGTTCAAAGCAAATGCCGTCAATCAGTCTGCGCTTCATGATAGCTCTGTCCCTCTCGCCTCTTACCCATTCGTCGATGAGCTGAGATAACTCCGTGTTAGATAAAGTGGTGAATCTGTTCATAGTATCTTAGTGAATCGTAGTAGTGAATTTATATACTGTATTTTTCGTAGAGAGCCTTGAGCTCAGCCAGGAGCTCTTCCTTTGAACGGAGCTTCGGAGCAGGATCCTCTTTCTTTTCGCCAGGAAAGACCGTGCCACGCTGGAAGGTCTCAATGTAATTCCTGCCGTCTCGCTCGTCACCAAACCAGTGACTATTTATGTATGACTCACAGTCTCTGGTGTCCACATGACAAGCACCGTTCATCAGGCCTATACCGCCAAAGCCAATACGCTCAGCTGCTTCAGCAATGTCCTCAGCTGCGTATGTACCGCCGTCTTTTTTGTTTACGATGATGTCGGCTGCAATATTGCAGGTGTGTGCGTCTGAGCTGTAGCCGCCTACACTTACGCTGTATTGTGGGCAGCGGTATCCACTTGTAACGATTATTGACTTTGCGTCCATAAGCTCAAAAAGCTGTTCAAGGCGTTCAATAAGCTTTTTGGAAGGATTTTCACCGCCGCAGCCACATTGGCAGCGGAACTCTGACTTGTCAAAGTGTTTTGAAAGATTACCCATGCATTACTCCTCCTCACTTATCGTATCAATATACATCTGCTGATCTGCTTCAGGCAACCCAGCAAAGGCTGTAAGTATTGAGAGAATACCGGAAAGGACAGAAGCCGAAACAACTACCTTCCAATTTACGTCTGATAATACCGCCGATGTGCCGATTGTCGCAATAGCTGTCTGAGCCACTGTGCGCACTGCTCTGATCAGAGCCGCCCTGAGCCAGATGCCGCCAAACACGCTGGACTTCTCGTGCATTCCTCTTGTAGGCGCTGCTGCTGTTTTCTTACGCCAGTACTTCTTTTTCTTTTCAGTGATCTTCTGTCCCATATACATTCACCTCATTACTTTCTCCGCCAATTATAGCGGTATTTATACCCTCATCGTCTTGTTCGATTGAGTATGTGGTTTCTTCCACATATTCAAATCCGTTGATAAATCTGATTATTTTCATAGCCATGAAGGCTGTGATAATAATGCATATTAATGATACTATCACAGCGATCATAGTTACTGCAAGCGCTTTATTTAACGATTTGTCGAATCGCCGCGCTGCAAGAATATAGCGTTTTTGCCACTCCGCTTCAACGTGACAATTGTAACATTTAGTGCTCACGGAGTGCCACCTTCTTTCACTTGAAGATAGCACCATATAGTGAAGCTATAAGACTTGCTATACTTGCACCTGCTGCTGTTCCGCCTACCCAGATAATCAAGGCGAGTTTTGTGTTGATTTTTGCATTGTCAACTAAAAGAGTGTTAATCTTCTCGTCAGTCTTCTCATGCCTATCGGAGCAGGCATCTTTTTGAACGAATGTCGAGAGCGCCCATTCTTTTATTGCATTGATCTCTTCATTCATACTTACTCACCTATACATATCAATTTCACGTTCGAATTCACAGTTGAAAAGGAATTCACGTTAGAATACAAACCGACTTGCGTCAAACTTGATGATATTCTTGGCTGTATCACATCAGTAGCTTTGATATCAGTTGCTTCGTAAATAGATACAGAATAGATTTTCGAAAGCCCAGACACCGATACAACACTTGAAGAATATAGTCCTGAACTCGTCTGAGTCCATGATAAGTTTCTTAAATTAAGGGTTATGGTTCCTGTTTTAAAGCGTGATGGATGAACATGATCTGCACGAGCATAATAGCTGCTCGATCCAGCAGAGCCTGTGCCTTCCTTCTGTGGCGTTGAATTAGATGCAGAAGGTATAGTGTATGTCGTATCATGATAATAAGGGACACCATTGACGATAGGGCAAGCAGTATAACCTGTTGTACCAGTCACCGATGAACCATTCTTAACAACGCCATATGTATTCTGTATACCTACAACTGGAAGCTGATCAGTTGGAACGTTCCCGGATGAATCAAGCCCGGCAAGACCTAACTGTGCGGATGTCTTGTTTCCTGAAAGCGTATTGCCGTTTATCTGCGGCTTGTTTGATAAGTCGTTGTAGTTTGTTGTGCCGCCAGAGCCGCCACCAACTGCTTTAGCAGCAAGCATAGCCTGTAATAATGATGTATCGCTCATATTATGCCTCCTTACTGCTCAACCCATGAGCCGCCTGTTAAGCCGTATATCTTGCCTGTTGAAATATTCCAAGCGACGGAAGCTTCTTCAAACACATAGTTTTCAGTTTCTGTCACAAGTTCCGAAGAACTTGCAACAGATATTTCAGCTCGTATATGTTTTTTCTTTGTATCAGAATTTATTTCCTCGACAAAACTTAATATCTTAAGCATGATATACCTCCTTATGCGCTTACCTGAGTTCCGTTGAATAGGTAGCAATTGTTGAATATGACAGGACTGGAGAGGGACTTCACGACTGCTTTCTGGAAAATGCAGCTGCTGAAGAATACTGTATCCTCGCCAAGGGTCTCAATAGTTGGGTAGCCGCCAAATAGAGTATCAGAAAACTGTACTCCCTGTGAGCTCTCAACATAGACCTTGCCATACCATATCTGACAGCCGGTGAAAATGAAGCCGTAAGGCACATTAAGTACTTTAACAGCATATCCGTTACCGAGAGTTTCCGGATGGTTCATGTTGTCGATATGATTAAATGTGCAGCCTACAACCGAGCCGTGTGCAATATTTGTTTTAGATCCTGCCGAGTTATCGATGTACATTCCGATAACACCGTGGAAAGTACACGCTGTGAAAGTATTATTTCCGCCATTATTGATGCAAGCATAATAGCACTGGAATGTAACAACATTTGTGAATTTACAATATTCAACCCAGTAATCCAGGTTGATGCCTGCTTTGCATCTGGTGATGTAGCAGTCACTGACAACAAGGCCTTCATTGAGTCCGCCACCCGAATTATAGCCGTAAATACCGCTATCAAGATTTTCAAACCAACAGTTAGATATCTGACAGCATTTAATGGTGGCAGGCGTTATTGAGGGTGTCTGTCCATCTCGATTACCGATAGCAATAATACCTTTTCTGCCGCCTATATCAGGTGTTGAGATATCACCCTGAGCATATCCGCCACTAAATGTGATACCCTTTACTGTGGCATACTCCTTAACTCTGCATATATATCCGCTTTCAACGCTGCTCAGAAGACGTATTATTGTATTCTTGCCACAGCCTTCGAGCGTTGCTCCCTTTGGAAGGTCAATTCCACCACTGACATAGAAGATGCCCTCAGAAAGATGGCAGTAGCCAGTATCATTCAGCATTGACATGATAGCGCCAGTCATATCCGTTTTATCTGTCTCTGACTCAGTATCAGTATCAACAGCCTGCAGCCAACCATTAGAGTCAGTCGTTATAACAGGTGAGGTAGTGATATTATAAGTATTATTGTATGTATCCCTGCTTACTTCCTGCTCAATCGTTACTGTTCCGCCGCCTTCACCGCTGATTTCACTCCATGACGACCAGGTTCCGCGCTTTTTTACTCTACGATAAAGTTTCTTAGCGTCGTCATATGGATAGCAAACCTGCGATGCAATATTTGAAAGATTAGTTTCGACTCCAACTGTCTCTACCCAGCATGGAAAAACAGGAGTATTCTGCATCGTCGGCTGACCGGCAGTCGAGCTAACAAATATAATGCTGTTGACATTTATCTTATCTGCATCATCGAAAGCATATACACCTAAGCTCTGCACTAACTTAGGAAAATCTTTTTCATCGAGAAATGTTGTCCACGATGACCAAGTTCCACGTTTGCAGTTTCTGTAAACGGCTTTGTCAACTCCATTGTTATATGGATACAGAATCTGCAGCTTGATAAGTTCACTGTAGCATATCGTTAGAGCATATGCTGGAAAAATCGGTGCATCAGGTATTGAAGGCTCATCGTGATCCGAGCTTATAAATACAACGCATGAGTCGGATATGTCGTTAAGGCTATCAAATGAAGTTCTTTCCGACACCGATACATATCGATTAAGCACGATCGGTATCAGCTCATCAGGCACTGCAACAATTGATATCTCAAGAGTCTCATCAATCGCTGAAGTGATGCCCCAAGCGCCTATTCTGAAAAACAGGCCAACTGCATCTGCCGGAATTGTTATGAAAGTTGATGATTTGATTTTAGTATAGTCGCTGCGCCAGTTCTCACCGCCCGAAACGTTAACTGTAAAAATATCAGCATGACAATTGACAGCGCCCTTGATATTGAGCAAATATGTTTTTCCTGCGCTCATATTAAACGGCAGCTTTGTATTGTCAATATATATAGGATATGTTTGAACTGTGCCGTTTCCGTTTCCTGTTATGTGGCAGGTCTTGTAATCAATCCAGCTGAATGTTAACTCGTTGATAGTACGGTCATTATGACTGCGTTCAGATGTTGAGATGACTTCAAAGATGTTCTGACTATAAGCATTTTTAAGGTCGACATTCTCTGTGTCAAGTCTTTCTTTTAGAGTGCTGTAAGATGTGCCATTAACACCTACTCTTGAATTCTGAACTTCTGCTTCCTGAGTCGCAGGAGCAACAATTGCATCAATCTGAGCTTGCAGGTTATTTGCTGCTGCATTTAAATCAGCTGTACTCGCTTTAGAAGCAACAACAGTATTTGTGTGTTCAAGTGCTTCTGTGGTAGCTTTTGAGTCAAGCACCTCAGGAAGCCTTTTTGTTTTGGTGACTGCTACATCTATAGCTTCAACAACAGGGAATGTTCCGTTATTTTTGGGTTTCAGAGTATCTATGATATTTACTGGCATACATCACACCTCCTTTATATCGACAGTTGTTTCACCGAGGTTAGCGTTTGTGCTACGATAGATCTGATACTGTTCATAGTATCCGCTCTCATTTGTAACAGATCTGACAACTGGTTCTTCAAATCCGCCCTCAAATCCTGAAACATAAAATTTTACAGCGCCAAGTCTTACAGGCAGGGCATATATTATATACTCGCCTTCCCCGGCATTAACAGTTATCTCTCTTTCGGCATCATTACTTAATACCTTGAATAATCCAGATAAGTCGGATGTATCAGCAGCAACACCATAATATATCTGATTTGCAAATATTACTCTCACACTCATACTTGCACTTGTGTTGCCGTCTGTAGCGGTCAGTGTATACACCTGATCGCTTGACACGCCTATAAACTGCTTTGTATTTCCTTCGACAGGAGTGCCGTTGATGTTCTGCTGTGTAGCCTGCTTGTTCAAGCTCCATGCAAGCGTGATAGTCTGACTGCTGCCTATCTCAGAAACAGGCGGAGCAGCATTAAAGCTATTAATTGCAATGTCCTTGTATTCCAGAGCGTCCACTCTGGCTGTGAGAGCTGCAAGGTCTGCCTCGGTCTGCTTAACTGCATACTTTGCATCTGATTCCTCTTTGGTGTATACTCCGAAAGGATAACGCTTTCCATCCTCGATATCGCCTATAAACCTATTTTCAGGGTTAAAGCGGTTACGAGTGTTCATGCAATCGCAATCATGCATTATAAAGCCTCCTTTATATATATTGTTTTGGGCGGTAATACACAAAGCTCATTCATATAGGCTGTTATGATTCCACGGCCAAGACTGAGCTGAGATGTGTCCTCAGCTGATAATTCAACAGTAATCATCTTATCGATGCTGTCAACATCATCACTGTTATACGTCTTTGTGATAGTCCAGTGTTCATCATCGGTAATTCTTACCGTGAGCAAGTCCTGATCACTCATTGCATACCGCCATACTCGATCTATGGTTAGCTGTATTCCACATACAGCTCGTTTTCCTTTGTAAATAGTCATTTATGTACCTCCAACCATGAAAGACGTTAGTTCACGGTGTATGGTTGATTACTGACCGCTATCCAGTGCCTGTTCAAGCACTTCAATACGCTGCTCAAGTTCTTGTATCTTAGCCAACAAACTGCCATTAGAATCAGGATTATACATATTCGGTAACCAGATATCGCCAAAGAACTTTATATCTCCGTAGATGCGGAACGTCTCTTCGCCCTGCCCTGGAGCCGAGATATACACAAACTTCTGGCTATTAGTCTCGCCGATTGCAACATTGTTTCCATGCTCGACTTCGATAGTAAAAGTCGGTGTATCATATATGCCTGTCTGTTGCTTGTATCTTATACGACCTTTGGTTGATACTGTTCCGTTGTAAACATTATTAATGTCTATCGATCCACCAGTGATAAGAACCTGAGATAAATCAGCTGATAAGTTTTCCTCAGTACTTTCAAGCGCAACGCCCGAAATCTTGTTGCCTGCAATTACATCAGCAACCAGATGTCCGTCATAGGTGATAGCAGTCTCATACGGACCGTTATAGCCGTTCTGAGAGAAGCCGAAGCCGTTCTCATTCAGCCTGAATACTCGCTGAGCTGTGGCAATATCGCCGTTGCTGAGTATAAGGAACTCTGCAGGCTTACCATTGCCGCCCATGTTTATACGGATAATTCCGCCCGTAGCGCCTGTGATAAGGTCAGTTGCGTACTTTATCTCTTCTGTTACTCGGTTAGCCGCTTTTTTCTCCCGAAGGATGTTCTGAACTCTCTGAGCCGATACAGAGTGTTCTGCGTTGTTTGCTGTGCCAGTGTAGTCGCTCACACCGTATGACGTAACAGCAGACGATAAACCGCCGTCATAGCTCCATGAGTTGCTCATAATAGGCACTAAAAGATTTGAACCTGTCGTACTGACAGTGATTATATCGCCTGACTGCAGGCAGAAGTTACCATAAGGTATATCTACATCAGCCTTGCGATAAGTGAGTGACAAGCCGCTCAGCATAGCGTTGAGCCTTGCCTGAGTCATAAAAGGACAGGTGAAGTATATTCCTTCACCGCTGCCTGAAGTCAGTACACCGTCTGAGGTCTGACATATCAGCCTGCTTACGGTGCAGTTGTTCTCACCAATGTACGGAATGTTCGCCCTGGTGCCGTCGGCCGTGT